AAAACCATAAACACTCCGATAGCTAAGAACGTACAATCTGTATTTTATGGACAAGGATATCAAGCACCGGCACAAAAAGCACTTCCATCACTAAACTATTTTAACGACCTAAAGACGGGAACATTAAAAAGTGGAATAAAGCCACTAGACGCTGTTGGTCAATCTATGGGATCTTATGTACAAAACAGATACATAGAACCAGTTTTAAACGCACCACAATCTGCATCAATGTTATTTGGTAAAAACAAAACACTGGGAGAAAGAGGAATGGGTGCTTTAGGTTTAGGTGCAGCGATTGCCACACCATTTATTGATCCAATTCAAGACGTTGCAATGCCTGTTTATGACTTTGTAAAAGGTTTCAGGTCTTCTAATATAAGGGGTGGAAGTATAGCCGAAAATATGAAGACTGGAATAAAGAGTCTGACTATGGAAAACCCGGTAGGATTGGGAGACGCTTTAGCAAAAGACGGAGGAACTAGACAGAACTTTCTTAATTTAGCTGAACTACCACTTGTCATAGCAGCTGGTTCAATGAACAGTAAAGCGCAAGCAACCAGAAACGCCAGAAGAATATTTATAGACAATAATAGTAAGTCAATAGACGAAGTGCTTAAATTAACTAGGAAAGCCGAACTTTCTTTTAAGCCCACTTACAGAGTTGCAGGAAACAAAAAAGGTCTTTCTGTTTCTGAGTACAAAAAAGTAGAAGACATGGCACAAGAGATTATTCCTCAAGTTATAAAAGCAAAAGAGATACAAGCATTAAAAAGGTCCAACCCTTCTGAGTGGTACAAAATAGTAAACACCTATATTCAAGAGCAGGTAGTTGATGCGTTTAATCCTGAAATGAATATCGGTTTGAAAGCTAAAAACCTTAGAAAACTAGAAGACTTCCCAGAAATCGGATTAAAACCATCTAAAGGACTAACACCAGAGGTAAACCCATTAACAGCAGAAGCAAGGAAGTATAAGAGTGCGGAGGAGTTTGTAAAGGCACAACAGTTTAAAAAAATAAGCACTGAAAACCCAATGACCGATTCTTACCATACTGGAATAAGGAGCGCTTCTGACATAAAAACATTTAAAGAAACTTTGCTCGATGAAGAGTCTTTTTCTAATCCAGACTTTACAAAAAAGATGGCCGAACAGGCACTAAAAATTGGAGAAGTTACTGTTTACTCTTCAAAGCCGTTGGATAAATCAATGTCCCAGTTTGTGACTCCATCTAAAATGATGGCAAGTGACTATGCTGGAAATGGAAATGTTTACTCTAAAAAAGTAAGTGTGGATGATGTCGCATGGATAAACGGCGATGAGGGTAATTTTGTAGGTAAATCCCAACTCACAGACATCTACAACCAATCTAGGTCAACACCAGAGGTAAAGCCAAAAATTAAACTAACTCCAGAAGTTCCACTAGGACAAAAAGAAAGAAAGTTTATAACCTCAGTCCAAGAAGCACCAAATGTAGTAAATCCAGTTAAATTAAAAGTAAAAGGAATGTATACCCCTAAACCAAATACTCAATTAATGGGAGAAGCACAGGCCTTATTACAAGACGGAGCTAGTATTAACTTTAAACAGGTTAAGAATGTGGACCAAAAAGTGGCAGCTACTATTCAGGAAGCAATTAATCAGCAAAAGGCAGGTAATCATCAGGCTGCAGCCAATCTTTTCAACAATCTCTCAGAACAAGGAACGGAATTGGGACGAGGAGTGCAAGCGTTTTCACTTCTTAAAAACATGAGTCCAGAATCTATCGCCTTATCAGTAGCCGGAAGGATTAAAAAATACAACCAAACCGCAAAGATTAAAATCCCCGAATTAACCGGAGAACAAAGCAAATTAATTGCTGAAAAAATGCAAGAAGCTGATCTTCTAAAGGGCAGAGAAAAGAATATTGCTTTAAACGAATTAAATAATACGATTAATAGCTTTATACCTTCTTCTTTAGCAGATAAAGCACTAACTGTCTGGAAAGCAGGGCTTTTAACATCACTAAGAACTCACGAAAGAAACTTTGTAGGTAATACGATACACGGAGTATTAGAAACCGCTAAAGATGTACCAGGAAGCCTTGCAGATATAGCTTTAAGTAAAGTAACAGGTAAGAGAACCTTAACTCCTACCATTAAAGGTTTAGGAGAGTTTGGATCTAAATCTACAGCTCAACAAATGAAAGATTTGGTAAGTAAGGGATACGATCCAAGTGAACAGATAAATAAATTCGACCACAAACAGATTAATTGGGGTAAAAATCCTTTAGAGCAAGGACTTAAGAAATACACAGATATAGTATTTAGATCTTTGGGAGCTGCTGATAAACCTTTTTATAATTCCGCTTACGCTAGGTCTTTATATAACCAAGCTGGAGCTGAAGCTATTAATGCCGGAAAGAGAGGTAATACTAAATTTATCGAAAATCTAGTTAAGAATCCTACTGAATTAATGCTTAAAAACGCCATTTCAGACGCTAATGTGGCTACCTTTAAAGATAAAAACATCGCTACCAATACAGTAAACGCTTTAAAAAGAGGTATGGGCGAAGGCTGGGGCAAGGTAGTGGGAGAGGTAACAATGCCTTTCACTGGAGTTCCTTCATCTATCTTGGGACAAATAACCGCCTATTCTCCAATAGGATTAATTAAAGGAATCTCAACTGCAGGTAAAGTATCCTTGCAAAACCTACCGGAATTACAACGTCAAGCAGCTCAGGAAATAGGACGAGGTGTAATGGGAAGTGGGATATTCGCCTTAGGAGCTTATTTAATGAATAAAGGATTGATTTCTGGTCAACCAAAAGACGCAACCGAAGCTAAACAATGGGAATTAGAGAATAAACCAAGAAATTCTATTCTAATAGGTGGAAAATGGAGATCTTTAAACTCAATTGGGCCTGAATCTGTAGTGTTTTTAGCTGGATCTAAACTAAACCAAGAAATGAACGACCCCGAAGGATCTCTTTCTAACTATGCAGTCAAACTTGGTAAGGACTATTTAGACCAATCGTTTGTACAAGGACTACAGGGCCCTATCAATGCAATTACAGATCCTAATAGATACGCTAAATCTTATGTAGGTCAATTATTATCTTCTCCAATTCCTAATATCATTAAAGACGTGGCCAAAGCCACTGACAAATCAGCCAGAGAGTCTAATACAGCATTTGATTACTTTAAACAAGGTATTCCCGGAGAAGCGCTTGGGCTTGGTAGAAAATCACTGGTTGAAAAAAGAGACGTATTGGGAAATATAATTCCTCAAGAACCAACAGGATTAAATGCGTTTGTTGATTTATTTAATTCTAAGACTCCGGTGGTGAATAACGTAGTAAGTGAACTTTCAAGACTAAACAGTGTAGGAGAAAACGCCACTCCTTCTAAATTAAGCTCTTCTCAAACTATTTTAAAACAAAAAGTCAAATTAACATTTGATGAATTGAACAAATTGGAAAAAGGTGCTGGAGAAGCTGTAACGTTTGCTTTAAACGAATTAATTAGCGATCCTAATTACCAGAATCTAACTGATGAGGAAAAGTCTCAATCTATAGATAAAGTAGTAACTAGTACCAGAACTAAATATAAAAATCTAAACGCAGGAGAAATAACACCTTCAATAAGCGCACCTCAAACTCAAGCTCAAACAGGTAAAAAATATTCTTATGTAGACGATACCGGAAACTATAAAGAAGTCAATTTGAATCCAATTGTTAAACCAGAATTAACAGGGCAAAAAGAACTAGATAAACTTAAACTTTCTCAATATTATTCTAAAATTACTTCACAAAAAACAGCTATATCAAAACTTCAGGACGAGGGACAAATAACTGCTGTAGAAGCTGAAGATTTGCTAGGAAAACTAATAAGCCAGAGTAAGTCAGCAAAAAAAGCTAGTGTTAAAAAGCCTAAAAAAATAGCAGTAAAGAAAATAACTCTTAAAAAGATATCCATGCCTAAGGTTAAACAAATTAAACTAAAGGCCTTTAAAATCCCTAAAGCTAAGACTGTCAAACTCGCCAAACTGAAAAAACCAAAAACACTTAAGTTGAAAACCATAAGTTATAAAAAATAATATAGGAATACATGAAAACTCTATTCTGGAATACATTTTGGATTTTAGTCATGACACTGGCTTTTTATTATGGTATGTATAAATTTGAAGTAGCTAACGATAAATGTTTACAAGGAATATCAAGAATAGAAGAAAAATTAAACTCATGAGAAATATATGAAACTAAAGAATAAGTCAAATAAGATAATATCAATTAAAAAGGTTAAGCGTCCAAAGCCTAACTTTAAAAAATCATGGTCAATAGCGTCAAAGATCAAATAACTTGGTCTGGCATTCAAAACTGGATGCCTTTAATAGCCTCTGCTGTTTCTATTGCTTTAACTTTTGCAACACTGGATAGACGCTTGGCTTTGGTAGAGCAAAAACTTGATACTTTAATTTCCAGTACCGAAGCTATGACCGGAAAATATACAGAAACAAGATCTGAAATGGGTAGGATTTCTTTGAGAATAAATACGATAGAAACTATACTAAAAATTAGACAGTGATAAGATATAACCAATGATTACTGATATTTTTAATCAGTTTGTATCTAACCTAAATGGACAGTTTGTTGAAGTTTCCGACAGCTCAAACGAGTATCAATGCATGGACCTTGCTTATTTGTGGGTTTTTTGTCTAGGTTATCCAAAAGCCACCATTCAACACTTGTATGCTTACGAGGCTTATACCAAACCTACAGACCTTACCTATAAATATTTTAATTTAATTCCTAATACTCCAGACTTTATTCCTCAAGATGGGGATATTTGTGTATTTAAGGGAGGAGTGGCTGGGCACATAGCTATCTGTCTAGGAGGCGGGACAACCTCTAAATTTAGAAGATTTGAGCAAAACAATCCTCTTGGAACTCACGCCTCCATAAATGAGAGAAATTATACAAACATGCTAGGAGTATTAAGACCAAAGGTTTTTAATCAAACCTCAGAAGAAACAGTAATTTACCGAGGCTATGATTTAAACAATTCCGATTCTATGAAGGTTTGCGTAGACAAGATGGTAGAAATCATGGAAGGGAAATATATCTCAATTGATGAACATAGCAAAATAATTAACGAGCTAGATGCGAAATCAACCGCCTCAGCTCAATCTTATGCAAACGACAAAACAATTCTTGAAGAAAAGATTAAAGCTCTTGAAGAAGTTATTAAACAAATTCAAGACACTGAACATTCTTGGTCAGATAAAGCAGACGTTCTCGAAAGAAAACTTAAAGCAATTCTTTTTGAATTTCAAAAGGTGGGGATCACAATTTCTATTGAAAGTGATGAGAACACGATGGTTAGTAATGTATCTAGTTATCTATCCACACTTGCGTCATTTCAATCAAGCAATAAATCGCTGGAACTAAGCCTTTCTAATGCCCTTAAAAAGGTAGATGACCTTAATCAGGTGATAGTGAACCTTAAGAAAAAAGATGGTAGTTTCAGGACTATAAATATCGGCAATATTATTATCAAGTTTTACTACAAATGAAAAGCAAAAGATTTACGCTTAACAACACAGATGTATCCAATTGGTTGAAAAACTCTTTGGTATTCTTAGCTCCGTTTGCTCTAGTCTGGCTTACCGCCATTCAACAGGGTGTTTCTTTTAAAGACTCTCTTAATCTTTTATACATGTATGCCCTAAATGTTGCCATTGACCTTTTGAAAAAGTATATTTCAGGGAAATGAGCGAAAAAATCAACATCGGAATAAGTAAAGATACCCACGAAGGCAGTATTGATATAGGTTTTCTAAATGACGATGAAGTGGCCCTAAGATGGGAATTAGTCCCTCTAGCTCTAGGAGACCTAGCAACCGAACTGATAGCTTTAGGACTGGCTAAGAAAGTACTTTGTGAAAAAGGTTCTGCTTATTTAATCTTTAATGTAAACGACTTTCCAGACGCTGACTTTGATGATTTACCCGATTACGATTGTTAATGGAGCAATACACCGACTACATGGGGATAGTTCACTGGGGAAGTGAAAGATTTAATCGTGAGGAGAAAGAGTTTCAAGCTAACGCCCACTTTTTTACGGATGATGACGAAAGAATCCAGCTGGTAACTGATAAACACGGAGATGAATACTGGATAGTTGGATTCACCGATCCAATTAGAGTCTCACAATATGGTAATGATATAGAATCTCACTTATTTGCTATTAGAGTAAAAGATAATTGTTTAATGACCATCAGCCCATCTTCTTTGCGTGACTAGAATGTGGAACTCTGTATTCGAACCTGGTATCATCTCTCATACCTTGACCACGTGTTTTAAGAGGAATCCCTGCTGATACTATAATTTCTTGAGCTATCTTTCGGGGACATACTAATTTCCCAATCACGTCAATTGACATGTGTTTCTCAGTATAGCAACGAATAACACTGGCTATTAGTTCGGGAGTAATCTCAGCTGAAGCGTGTCTACCCATAAATATTTTTAATTTTTTCTTTGTAAGTAATATATATCTCGTCTAGTTCATCAATAGTCCACTTTTTAGATGTTAGTTTAAGGGCGTGTAATGCCTCTACTTCGTCTTGTCCGTACTTCTTAATCATGTTAAGCGTATAAACAGTGTCGTTGCCTCCTAGAATGTGATTACACCGCAAGCATTGTGGGTTTACGTTTCTAATATCAAACGATGTTGAGTTTCCGTTTTTTGAATCTTTTATCCAGTGACCAGCGTGTAGTTTCCCGTTCATGTTTTCTGTTTCCTTTCCACATGTAAAGCAAATAGCTGCAAATGGTGATCCTGTAGTTTCTAGACAGCTTTTTAGTCTTACCCACTCATTAAATACTTTTTGGGCTTTTTCTTTGTGTTTAGTTAAAACTGATTTCACAAGGCGTAGAAAAGGGCTGCTATTATTAAGATTAGAATAACAAAAACAACAATGTCTTCCTTGTCTTCTTCTTTCATATACTCAGGGCAGCTTCTTAACATGGGCAGTTTTTTCAATTAACGTAGCGTCTACACAAATGTCTATATTCCTTTCAGTTAAAACTCTCATCACTCTTTCCATCTCGTCAAATAGTTTCTCGGAGTATTTAAGTAATTCGTCATCAGTCCAGTCTCTCAATTCTGCCATACGCTGCCTAGATTCATTCTTTTTTGCTACCCACTGTGCGGTACCCTCGTGTGATTTCGCCATGGCTTATTTTATCATTCTCTATCAACTAACAAAGTATTAACAGTAAGTCGGGAAAACCGACATACTTAATTTTAAGTTAGTAAGTTTTTCTTACAAACTGATTTGTAGTAACAGTTGGAGAGCGTCAGTCTAATTAGGACTTTCACTTTCCAGCGATGGTTTTGTTAGGAATCACCTCTTAACTTTTAAAGTAATTACCTTTATCTTTTAAAAGATGTCCTGGTGCGTATGCTTGGCACCCTCCAACTGTTACCAATAATATTTTAACATCCCAAATAACGTTTTGCTTCTTCACGATTCCTTGCATAGCCGTTTTGAATTAGTATATCAAGGCCTGCAGTGGTAATCTTTAACCCTTTTAATTTCTTAATCTTAACAGGGGTCTCATCTATCTTAATCTTAATCTTATTCTTAATCCCAAATCTTGGAGTCCAAGGTGCAGGTGGCATACCACGCTTCTCTCTGAGTCTTTTATTCCAACAGGATTTGCAGGTTGGTCTGTATCCTCCCTTATGGTCTTTTCCTGTTACAAAATAAATAACGTGTCCTACAAACCCACACTTGTTACAGTGCCTAGATTCCATACAGTGAATGTGTAGAAACATATAACCATAATCCCCAGAAGAATATTGCATAAAGAATGGCTATGGGTAAAAGTGGGTCTTTCATAATGGTTCATCTATCCACTCATTTAAGTAGAGTTCGTTTAATTTCTCTTTGGAGGTTTTAATGTCTATTTTGGGGGTTTTAATATTGATATAAGAGTAAAATGGTCTGGGATTATTTTTTACATCAAAATCAATCTTTTTACATATTTCACAAGGAACACCCTCAACATGTTTAAACCCTTCGTGAAAGATATAGTTCTCGTCAGAACTTATATTCATTTCAGTTGTTCTAAATTGATAAGTTGGTTAAAAGACACATAACTGCTAAAGAAAAGAAAATAACTCCTCCCATCACTTCTAACCCGTTATGTAACACCTTTTCTGCTCTAGAAAAAAGTAATATTCCGATTAAACCAAAAAGTAGCCCGATTATTATTCTCATTTCATTTGTTCTAAATCATGTTTGACGTTAATAAAGTTAAGAGAGGCAAATTCTCCGTGAAGCTCAAGGACTTTTTTGTCACGAGCCTTAGCAGCTTCTTCCTTTGATTTAAAAAGACCTAAATAGTAATTCTTTTTATTGTAACGAACACATGATTGCCATTTTGGGGTTTTAAGTTTAATTAAGGAAACACCTATGTATCCTGATTTGTTTCTAGGCATTATTCCCCGATTACTGGAATTACCAGAATAGCTACACAATCTTAAATTGCATTTTCTGTTATCTAGGACATTTCTATTGATGTGGTCTACTTGTAAGCCTTTGGGAGCTTTCATGATAGCTCTATGGAGCAGAACCTTGTAGCGTTTCCCATTAGTAGATTCCATTCTACATACGTATGTTTCGTCTTTCCCGAGTATGCACCACTTATGTTTTGACAGTTCCTCGTAATCATCATCGTCAACAATAGTTTCTAATCCCTGAGTTATTTTAATTGTTTTCATTTTTTGTTCCTAAATAGTTGTATTTTTTAAACATTCCAGTTCCCATACATTTACTACAGATAACCTCAATGGCATTTTCACTTAAAATTACCTCTAAAACCCTATTAGGAACTTCGTATTTACCACTCTCCCAACGGCTTACAGTATTGGCTGTAGTCTTAAAATATTTAGCAAATTGTAATTGACTTAATCCCTGCTCTTTTCTCGTTTGTTTTATCAGTTCTCTAATAGTCATAAGGATATTATATACTATTTGTGTATTAAAACAAGTATCAATTGTGTATGGATTGGGAATCTCTTATTATCCCGACTACGATTGAAGCCATTGGTTGTGGTAATTTGTCCCAAATTACTTTTTCTGTCTCCCCCACACACCTCTGGCGTTCTGATGCCTTTGACTTTTCTATTTGGAAGCGAATAAACTTCTTAATGTTTTCACACTCACATTTACCACCATGCTCAATCTTTGAGTGGAACTTGTCGTCAAATTCTTCATCAAGTACTGTCCACCCTCCTTCTATTTTCTGTTTCATAGTTCTTGTTTAAATCTTTCTTGATACATCTTTGCTAATTCCTCTCCTAAGTTTTTCATGGTCGTATTTGGGTTCATAGTCAAACCAGCTACTGTCATCAACAAAAACATATGTAAATCACTTGCTGATGGTAGTTTCTTCTTCCCTCCTTCTATTTTCTGTTTCATAGGGCTAGTCTGTTTTTAATAATTTCTACATAATTAGGTTCTTTTTCAATTAGAATAAAGTTTCGGTTAAGGTTTTGGCAGGCTACTCCCGTTGTTCCACTTCCTGCCGTAAAGTCTAGGACTGTTTCTCCCTCGTTGGTGTAGGTTTTGATTAGGTATTCCATAAGGGCTACTGGTTTTTGGGTAGGGTGGAGTGAGTTTTTACGGATTTTGTCAAAGGAAATTAAAGTAGTTGGATTTTTATATTCGTAGGTTTTTTTAAGTGCCTTGTAACCATTTGTCATAGCACTATCACTCGGAGTCATACCACCACCTTTTATTGGTTTATCTCTTTTAATCATTTGTGGGTTGTAGATTGTCTTACCCTCACAAAATACCGAAATACACTCCGTCTGCCTCATTGGTTGGCTTTTAGCAAACGACATACCGCTCGGTATCTTCTTATTCCATACCCACTCATACTTAAACATCTTAGGGTTGCTCATTACCAGAGCCGAAGTAAAAGGCTGGCTTCCGAACAAGACTATTGCTCCGTTAGGTTTAATCACTCGTTTTAACTGCTCCCACATTGGCTCAAAAGGAATAACTGTATCCCACTTACAAGCCGTAGTGCCATAAGGTGGGTCAGTAATTACAGCGTCAATACTCCCATCGGGGATATTCTTCATCAACTCCAAACAATCTCCCAGCCAGACTTCTTTCATTGCTTCTTCCCTCCTTCTATTTTCTGTTTCATTTACTTTTACTATTTAATAGTTCGTCTTTTAGAGCGTAGAACCTGCCTGTAAATCCTACTGAGTAGGGTAGTATGTCCCCTACCATTCTTAAAACATCTTCTGTTGCTTCTGCCTTTGCCTTTTCTATTTCGGTGGAGAACAGTTTAAGTATTTTCTTCTCAAACTCATCGGCATACTTGTTTGGTATCATTGGTTTTCCACAAACAGTACAAGTATCACCCCACATTTTAGCGGTATCCTCCCATTGTCTCAGTGTCATCGGGTCAACATAGAGATATTTCCTTACCAATAATTCAATCCGTTCCTCCATTCCTCCTTCTATTTTCTGTGGTTTAGTCATAGGTTTTCTTTCATTGATAATTCCTCTACTAATTCTTGACACTTCTCATACCAGAACTTCCCTAGCTCCCTTAGTTGGCTGTTATCTTTTCTCATTTCCTCCAAAATACTAGGCGTATCGGCAAAGTCTATGTCTGGTAGCTCATCCAAGAGGTCTTTGGCTTCGTCAAGGTTACGATAAGCTCTTTTGAGGTAAATGGTTTGTTTCCTCCAGTCGTCTATTTCTTTCAGGGCTTTGTCAATGTTTGGGCAGGTATTCTCTGGCACTTGCCCTACTTCACACTTCCAATCAACTAACTTTGCTTTCCACGTTTTATTTTCCATACTCCTTCTCCTCTATCAAATTATTAATTAAGGATGTAACTTGGTCTAGGCAGTCGTTGAAATCCCTTACCTTGCAACCACAACCACCATGTCCATAGTCCAAATCACATTCACACAGCTTCTCTTCTAGCTTTTTCGGCATATTCTCTCTTACTTCCTCAAGGACTGACTGGCGGAGGGTGGAGGCAAAGTTGATTAGTTTCTTTTTTCCTTCAGGCCATTTGTTGTGTAAGTCTCCCTCGTAACATCCACAAAATTCAGCATCTTCGTCTGGAAACTCCTTATTAATTAGTTCGTCTATCTCTTTTGTTTTCATAGTTCAACTAATATTGCTGATAATATAAGGGCGGTACAGAATCCCCAAACAAACATTATTATCTCTTTTGTTTTCATATATTCTTAATAAATTTTAATGCTTCTTCTTCACTTAGACATACTCCACTGGTTAGTAAGATGTTGACTCTCTCTTCTAGTGGGATGTCTCGTGGTTTGAATCTTTTATCTTCCATTCCTTTTCTAGTATTTTTGTACCATCTTCTGCTGTACTCTCGGTTACATTCCAAACAAGTATTTATTTTTCCTTTTGGTGATCGTCTTGAGGTTACAAACTCAGACATATCTTTTGTTTTTTTGCAGTGGGAGCAGGTGTTAGTTGGCATTTGCTAGGTCTCCGTTTGAATACGCACAGCTTAATAATTTCTTTCCAGTGTTAAAGAAGCAGTAGACTTCGTTTTGTGTCCAGCCAGCATTCAATCTTTTCTCTATATACTGCATTATGGTGAGTTCTTGATCCCAATCAGACTTAAAACAGAATCCTTGCAAGGCTCTGTATCCTGTCTCATTAATCATTCCCTTATTTTTGCAAGTTACAGCTAAACCCTTGGTTCCGTTGTTGGATTCAACCCAGCGGATTCTTTGGTACATCTTCCAAGCCTTAGTATCTTCTTTTCTTAACTCAACTTCACTGGCCTGTACTTGGGGAATCATAGACACTCTAGGATCGGCTTTGGGTAAGTTATCGGTATAGTTTCTGGCTAATGCCCAGAGTACTGTTAGAGTCATTAAAATAATCACTGAGTACCAGATTTTCTCTGAATACTTGTTTATTTTTTTAACTGACCAGAATCTAAAATTCTGTTTTAAATATTGTCTTTTCATTTGGCTGTTTAATTATTAATCTCGAAGGCTTACTCACGATCTTCCTCAGTGCAAATCTTTATTAAGCGATTCACAGAATTTCCTAAGTAAGCTTCCGAGATGCCGAACTACTTTCGGCTATCTCAGGCTTTGTGTCCAGTCTTAAAAGTGCTATTAGAGTTAGGCTCTATATTCAATATACTACCTGTTTGACTTGGTGTCAAGTCCCAAATGCAAGGCTAAAGCTCTACTTCTTTGGGCCTCTTTGGTCTTTTTAACTTCCTTCTTGTATTCCTCGGAAATATCTACCTTACCAGCCACCCAGAGACTAACCAAAGACACTAGGATAGTGTTTACAACCAAGTCATCACTCTTGGATTTAAACTTACTTTCTAAGGCCTTTGGGAGTCTAAGTGTAGTTCTCATCAGAGTTTATCTGCGCAATAAATAACAGCGTTTTCCATTTCTTTACTAAAATCTTCAGTTCTGTAGTATTCAAAAGCAATTTCCATCAAACCATTTTTCCCGTACACGCTAACAAGATAATCATAAGTACAAGCACAATAAGCCGTGTTGTTTCCGGTTGGAGAACATCCGGTCATATACTCTTCTTCTATTGATACTTGCTTGTCTACAACCTCAACACCTTTGGATCCAGATCTTGCTAATAGCCCAAGTAAAACTCCAACTACCAAAATAAACATAATTGGTCTTTTCATAGTGTAGAAATAATTGCTGATACTAACAATACTCCCAAGATGATTCCGTATATGAATATTGAGAAGGCCATTAGGTCGATCCAATATGCGAAACCTCTTTTAACTGCCTTCATGAAACTGTTTCCTGCTTTTTTCATTTTAAGAGTGTGAATAATTGATAAATTTGGTAGCTAAATGCCCAGAAGGCAAAAGCCGTAAATAGTGATAATACTGCCACCCACATTCTCAAGCGATCTGTTTGTTTTTTCATTTGGTTAATAAATTAATAAACATAGCCATAATGGCGATAATAAATAAAATAAACATATATCTAAGTCTTAAGACCTTTACCCCTTTGCCGTAAGTTTTGCCCATTTCTTTATACTCACGGAAGTTGTGGGCGTTATAGACTCTTAAAATGGTTGTCTTGGATATGTTGTATTTTGTCTCTATATAGTCTACGGACTTCCAATTTTTTGCGTCTCTCCTAATATCGTAGAACTTTTTTCTTGTTACAAACTGTCTTTTCATTGGTTTGAATATTTGTTACATAATTCCAAATGTCCTTTGTAGGCCGAGTCTGCGTCTTTGTAACCATCCATGTCTATTTCAGCTCCGCTTTTTATCTCCCAGGGGCAGCATTTGTGATTTGAATTTTTTGACTTAAATACCATTGTTTCGTAGGTTCTGTTGTATCCAAGTTCTTCCCATCCAGCTTTCTTTTTCCAGTCGTACTCTCGAGCGTCTCCTTTTCCATCAAGTTTAATTCCTCGACACTCCGCTAATATTTCTCTTACTTGACTATCTGGTAAATATTCTCCAACTGTTGAGATTATGTATTTCCCAACTCTAGTATTTAAGTGGAACTGGCATTTATCAGAACAAATAAAGTGTCCTGCGTGTGGCATCCAAACCCATTTGTCTTTTGTTATTTTCATAAACTTGTATTAATAAATAAATATCTTCCGTTTAAATCTCTAATCATTTGGCTTTGTATCTTTTGATCGTCGATTTTAATAGTCCTCATGCTAATTTCCTGTTTAAAATTACTAACTAAGTGTTTAAGAATAAGTCTTTTTATTACTTTGTCTTTTGGACTCCATAGTTGGGCTTCCATTCTTAGTTCTTCTAAGGACATTTCTGATAATCTGTCGGTATATTCTTGCATTGATTGTTCGTTCATTTTAAATCTAGTACCCAATGTAATTGGATTTTAATAAAAGGGAACACGGGTCGAAATCGGATGATTAATTCTCGGTAGGTTTTCATATTAGTTAATAAAAGGCTCCTTAGTATCTCCGTTTATCCATTGAACAAAATCACATCCAGTGTTCTTTTTTAGAGTTGCGTCCCAGTGTGAAGCACTGCATCTCCATAAATTCTTTCCGCTTGCTGTAGAGTTAAAAACTAACTTGGATTTACACTTAGGGCATACTTCACCATTTGTCTGCTCAGTTCCGATTTTAGGGGTATTCTGAGGGGTTGAGCTATGGTCTGTAGCTCTCTCTCCATCATCATCAACGGCTGGTAAAAAGACCATTGATTGAAGTCCATATCTTCGGGCGTATGTAATGGCACTTCCTAGATCTTGAGGGTTGTTAGCAGACTTACAAACAATGGGTGTAAGGGCGGATATAAACTCACCTGATTCGTGTAGAAGTAAGGTCTCGACGTTCATTCCGTCTACTGGCTGAAGAACTGTGATTCCCTCGGAGTTCAATTCTTCCTTACAAGCGTTGATAACTGAGGCTAGATCTGCGTACTTAGACTTAAAAAATGGATTTGAAGCCTCTTTGGTAACAGACTTAATGTTTTTTTGTGCCTTTAGAAGGCTTTGGGAGATTTTGACGATGCTTTCGCTTTTAGTCATATATTTGGCTGTTTAATAACTAAGTTCAGTATACCATAAGTTGGTGTCATGTCAATAGACAAGATTAATCAAAAACTCACCCCGAAAGGTGAGTCATGAAATTTAACAGCCAAGTTAGACTACGGGTATTTTATCACCCTTCCACGCTTTTAATAAAAGCTGGTCTTTTTTAGATTTATAATTAAACTCAACCATATTTTCTATTGCAGAAACAGAACCTATGTTGCACCCTATCCATCTTAAAACCTCGAGTCTAGCGTCTACTTCGTCTTTTGCTGATAATATTTCCGCTCCGTGTTTTGGGCATTTAACAATATATGTTTTCATTATATTTCGTAATTGTTAGTTGATTTAACATTTTTAATGTTGTAGTAAGTTTTGACTGTTGATTTGTTCTCTACAACTCTTGGATCTTCTTCTGATGGTGAATTAATCATTTTGCCATTCACAAGCCACTCCTTGGCTATTACAGCATTCGACTTGACCCTTGCCATGTCCATATCAACAAACATAGCTTTATAAGAATCTTTATACAAGGGATACATTGGTGAATCCTCTCTGACTATTTTGTAGTAAATATTCCAATCCGCTATTAAGTTCTGATAATCTATAGCATTCATCCTCTTGTATTTTTTATTAAGCAATACCCACGAGTCTTTCTCTAATTCCTCTATTTTTTTAGAATAATCTACCTCAGTTTTCTTGTACATTTGGTTTTAAGTGATTAATAACATTTTGTTGATAAATTTCAAACTTACGCCTGACTACGCTCATGTTTTGGACATTAACAAACCAGTCTTGTTTGTCTAGCCACTCAAAGTATTTGTCTATGACTCGGTTTGTTTGTTCCTCGGTGTCTGGCTTACCAACTTCCTTTATTAGCTTCTTAATGCGCCTGACTAGGTTGTATGCCTCATAGCGTGGTTTTGGGTCTGTGGGGTTGTGTCCAACTTTTTCTCTAAAAGTTTCTAAAATTCTATTAATAAAACCATCTCCCGCCTTTGGCGTATTAATATTTATATTAATATCTTCTTTACTTCTTATGTTCTTATATTCTTGTTTGGTGTTAGTGGCCTGTTGGTTGACTGTTAGTCGTTTGTTAGTTTGACTGTTGATTTCCTGATATGCATCATAGTTATTTATTGATACTACGCTGAATTTATTAGTAGTTTTGACTGTTATTTCGCCTGTTGATTTTAGCTTAAAAATCGAAGTTCTTATATTTTGGACTGTTAGCTTTAGTTTTTCTGCTAAATGTGGATATGAAGTAACGAGTGACCCCCTATTGACTTCCGTCCCCATCCAAACTCTATTGTCGTGATTAGCTGTAACTATTAAGTGAAAAAAAAGTCTAAACGTGTTTGCGTCGTCATACCACCCCCAATCAGTTATTTTTCTGTGAAACTTAACCCACCCATTATTTTCTTTCATAGGGCAGTTTATAGATTTGTAATATCTCACCTACCGATTTCCAGTCTTCAATATTCATTAAACCAGCCACTCGTTGATCCCGAAAAATTGCTACATCCTTTGGGGGAATGACTGGTTTAATAAATACTTTCTTTGAAGATTTTGAATGTAGCATAATATGATACTAACCCCTTTTTAAATACTTGTCAATACCAATCATTACTTGATTATAAGTAAGTTTTGATGTATTATGTACACATGGATCAATCAAACCAAGTTCTTCTACCAGATGAGGTAGCCAAAATATTAGGAGTTCACAGAATTACCATAAAAAGATATATGGAAAGTAAGGTTAACCCCTTGCCTCATATTAAACTTGGACACAAAACAATAAGAATAATCAGGGGCCAACTAGACGAATGGTTAAAAAACAGGTCAATAAGATAAACATAATCAATGCTATTAATTAACAACGGCTTCGCAAGAAACAGAGAAGAAGCTTTACAATATATTCAATGAAAGAAGAAATAAAAAAATATTACATGGTTAGAGCGGTAGATTTAATAGATAGCTTGTTTGACATGGGCTATTTTGATCGAGAAGTAAAACGCAAAGACATGAGAGCCTTAGACGAACTGGTGGCCTTTGAGCTTCAATCTGTTGCTGATTCAACTAAGAGAGGTATTGAATTTACTAGAAAAATTAGAGAATTAGAAGCCAAGAAGCTTTAAGATATATACAATGAGCCGATCAATGCATATAGTTTGTATGAAATGCAAAGAACACCTGTGGATAGGTCAGAACGAAACTTTTTATTCTGGGGAAGCACACACCATGGAAGCTCTAAGGCAATTTCTTTTAAGACATATTACTTACCAAATAAAAGACATTGATCCAGATAATTACCACGATTTAATCTATACACCAGAACCATATAACGGAGGTGTCGAGGAAATTGTTGGCGGAGACTGGAAAGAGATTGATGCAGACGATTATAAAAATACTTTATAAATGAAAAACTTAAACAGTGGAGGAACCAAGTCGGGGAAGAATAGATACATCGTAACCGCATTAAACAGCAAAGGAGAAACAATACCAAAATCAAAACTACCAAAAGGTTTAAAATTAGTTAAATTAGATATGAGCACCAGAATAGATAAATACTTAGGAGAGGATTACAAAAGAGATAAATACGAAGGAGACTTCCCTTTAATTGAGATTGTATTAGTAATAGTTTTTGCTCTTGCTTGGTATCTGTTAAAATAGAGTTGTGAAAAAGCAACCAACAATCAAGCAAAAGAAAGCGCTTGAGAGAGTATTGGAAAACCATGGAAATGTTAGTAAATCAATGAGAGAAGCTGGATATAGCCCAAATACCGCAAAGAATCCAAAGTTATTAACTGATTCAATTGGTTGGAATGACATGTTGAGAGAATACTTACCAGATGAACTTTTGATGAAGGTGCAAGTAGAGGGACTTAACGCAACAACAATTAAATCATCTTTTAGCGAGCCAGATAAAGAGGTTAAGGATTTTAGCGTAAGACATAAATACTTAGATACTGCTTACAAACTAAAGGGATATCTAATCGAAAAAAAGGATTTTACAACCAAAGGGGAAAAACTAACCTCACTTATTCAAGTAAATGAAAGTAATCAATTTAAGCCCATGGCAGACTCAAGTGCGCAGGGACAAAACAAGGTACAAGGTAATTAACTGCGGACGAAGAGCCGGTAAATCATATTTAGTCTCAGTTGAGATGTTAGAGTTTGCGACTAAAAACGAGAAAGTAGATGTTTGGTATATATCTCCCACCTATAAGCAATCCAAAGCCATTATGTGGTCCATGCTTAAAGAACTAATCCCTCCCGAGGCGGTAAGTAAAAGTAACGAAACAGAATTAATGTTTGAACTTCTTAACGGGTCTAGGATTATGTTAAAAGGTGGAGACTCACCGGATTCTTTAAGAGGTGTAAAGATTGATTTGTGTATTTTTGATGAAACTGCGTTCTTTGATCACTGGGAAGATACATGGAAGGTTATACGACCTACTTTAATTGACTCCAAGGCCTCCGTGTGGTTCATATCAACTCCCAATGGGTTCAACCATTTTAAGACCCTTGCAGAGACTCAGGATAATAATTGGAAGTATTTTCACTTTACAAGTTATGACAATCCATTTTTAGACCGAGAAGAAATAGAGACTATGAAGCGTGAGATGGATGAAGATTCTTTTCAACAAGAAATAATGGGAGAGTTCCGAAAGATGAGTGGATTGATTTACAAAGGATTTAACCGAGACATACACATGATTGATACTCCAGATTTAAGAATGAATTATACCTTTACTAGAGCTTTGGACTTTGGGTTCGCTCACAAGACTGCTTTGATTTACTTTGCTATTAACTCTGTTGGAAGTGAGATATACGCTTTTGATGGACTGTATCAAACTGGATTAACAGAAGAAGATATCGCTCAGGCGGTTTTAATAAAAGACGCTGGAAGAGTAATTAGTAATTCGGTGGCTGACTCTGCTCAACCTATGAGCATTGAACAATTAAGTCGCATGGGATGTAGATTTGATCCAGTAGAAAAAGGCCCGGACTCAGTAAAGAATGGAATCGTTAAGGTGGCCGAGTTGTTGAAGGTTAGAAACGATACAGGGAAACCAACTTTAATGTTTAGCAAGAATTTAACTTGGATAGCTGATGAGTTTGAAAAATACAGATGGGTTGAAAATAAATCCAGTGAAGGAATAAGGGAAGTCCCACTTAAAAGAGACGATGACGCTATGGACTGCATAAGGTACTTCGCAATGAGCTACATGAAACCACAACCCGCTTACCAACCAATTAACAAAAGAAACTGGTCTATAAAATGAACTCACTGCCTACGATTACTTATTACGAATATCTATACACAATAAGCGATCATGTAAGTCCTACAAAACTAATGTACGGATGGAGTAAGTGGGGAGGGGGAAGTAAAGGACTTCTGCAAACAAATAACGATATATGGTTCTGTCAGGCATGCAGAGAGGAATTTCCTAATGCGATACAGTCGTTTATGTTCCCGGTATTCACTAGAGAGTTTGGAAGGATCTGTCAGAGGTGTTTAGATAAGGCTATATTAAAAAGAATCAAAACTCTTTGGGACTTAATGAAAATTGAGAAAAAGGATCATGGAATCTTTGATTGAAAAGGTTTAAGCGTTTAGGATAAAACAAATTTATGAAGAAAGAGATATTACCTGAAGTTCTGTATCACTATGAAATGGTGAAAGAGGACAACAATATTCGACAAACAAGAGAAAATGGCTGGAATGACGTAATAGACGCTTATTGGGGTAAACTTCCCAATGAATGGCCTTTTGATTCTCGGGTTTCTATTCCAATAATTCGCACCTCTCTTACAGAAAAGAATGCAAGACTGATCAATTCAAAACTAAGAGGCAGGCTGATTCCCCGTGAGGGAGGTGATGTTTTGAAGGCTAAAATTAATAACGCAATATTAGATTTCCAATGGGAAAGTGCTAACTACGGAGGCTCGATGATGTCTAAGTGGAAAGAGATGGACATGGACACACGCTTGATGGGGTCTATGTTTGGTTTAACATTATGGAGACACTGTGAATATGTAGAGGGTAAGAAAGTAGAAGTCGAATTTGACGGAAACGAATTTACGCCTTTAAACATGTTGGATTGTGGAATTGATCCTAATTGCAAGAATATTAAAGACGCTAAATGGTTCCAGCACAGAAAGTGGTCAACTATCGAAGAGCTAGAAACTGAGAACGATATTTCTATGTCAGGTAAAATCTATCCCGGACTAGGAGAACTTAAAAAAGTCATAAGTTACGCTAAGGACGGCAAGGGACAGACTCAAGATCGAAGAGACAGTGAATACCAAGATAGGATTAAATCTCTTAAAGGAATACAAGATCGATTGGGACAGGATCGTGAGTTCCCTGTAGTTGAGATAGTGACTGAATACAGACCCGATAGATGGATTACATTTGCTCCTAAACATAAAGTTATTCTAAGAGACATCGAGAATCCTTATAAACACGGAAAAATCCCTGTAGTTCAGTTAAATTACTACAAACTACAAGACGATCCAATTGGTGAGAGTGAAGTGGAGCCTGTTCTTCCCTTATGGAGATGTATTATGGCTGTCGTAAATGCTTATTTAGATACGATGATTCTCCACATGAGACCTCCCTTAATTGGAGTTGAGGGGCAATTCAGACAAGAAACAATTAAATACGGATCAGAAGAGGTTTGGGTAGTGAATAATCCTAACGCAATTACAGAATTTAGAGGTAATACTGATTCGTTACAGTACTTCCAAACAACGTTTGGAGCTTTACTTAGTCAGTTTAACAACGCCATGGGAGATCTTTCGCAAGGAACTGGTGCTATGGATCCTTTTTCACCCGACAAGACCGCTACAGAGGTTAAGGCAACTGTAAAACAGCAAAACGTAAGAGATCAATCTAATCAAAACGACTTGGCGGAAGCAATTAAAGACATGATGATGATGTGGGTGAGTAATAACAAGCAATTCTTATTCTCAGATCCTACTAAAAAAGAATATGTTATTAGAATTATCGGATCAGAGGCTTACGCAGCGTTTAAGAAAGCCGGAATGGATGAGATGGTAGTTCCTGATGACGTTATGAGTACTGTAGCTGATATTGTGGCTAATTCAGGTGGTGAGATGACCGATCCCCAAGTTCAGATGTTAATGGAATCCGGTCAGGTTCCTAAATTCCCTATAATCAAGAATCCCAAAGAGAAGAATCCTGAGAATTACGAACTCAAACCCAAAATGGAAGTAGACGAAAACGGCAACGAAGCGAATCTAACCATCGTACCAGAGGATCTTGATGGAACATTCTCATACATAGCTGATGTAAAATCAATGTCATCTACATTTGCTGACGAACAGATGAAAGGTCAGACTCAGGCGATTCAATTATTAACTAACAACCCGGCTGTGTTACAGCTTTTACAAGGTGAAGGATACAAACCAAACATTAAAGAGTTACTTGTCAAAACAATTGAAGGGTTCGGAGACACCGACGGAGAGCGATACTTCTCGAGAATTGAACAAGCAGCTCCAGCAGGCCCAGCACTTAATGGCACTCAACAGCAACCCGGACTACAGGGAGTACCTACTTCCTTACCTCCAGAAATGCTTGGACAACAAATGGCTGGACCCGCTCAGTTACCCCAACCAGAAGGAGTTCTACAGGGCGTACCTCCAGTACAGGGCTAAGGCTACAGTTTATTCTGAATTGATTAACTTTTTAGCCGATCAGGAAAATACAATCAAGACTATTCAAAAAAGATTAAGTCCTAAGAAATCTGCAATATGAAACTCCCACCTATTCCAGAAGAGTCATTTGATGGTGTAAAAGAATCCACAGAGATTAAGTTTGAGAAATGTATGCATGAATTGTATGTAGTATCCGCCAATGAGGTTAGATGTCGTAAGTGTAGCGTGGGATGGACGGGACAGGGTGTAACCAAATTATTGCAAACCTCCAAATAGTTTTAGTAGTGTAAACGCATAGGCGGGAGCGATGCTCACTCCAGTAGTCAGAGCAATTAATAAGCCTATACGCACACTTAACATGAACCCAAACGAAAACGGGCAAGAAATAAATCAAGAGGAGATACTTGATACTGTTATGCCCACAGTAGAAAAACCAGCAGAAGAAGTAGATGAAACCGAAGGTATGAGTGATCGTACCCGAGAACAGTTTGAAAAACTAAAGCAGCACAATGCGGAACTTGCAGCCGAATTGGCAGCATCTAAACAAACCATCCCAACTAAATCTGTGTTAGACGAATTACATCCCATTAATGAGGAACCGGTGTCGCAAGCACAGGATTACCAAATTGATGAAGATGGTACAGTCGATGTGGCGCAACTCAATAGAGTATTAAGAGAAACACAACAGGCAGCTGCTCAGGCTAGACAAGAAGCTCTACAAGCTAAGGCTAGAGCCGAAAGACTAACAAAAGAGAAGCAAGAAGAAACTGTTCACTCTAAATTTCCTCAATTAGTTCCCGGTTCAAAAGAATTCGATCCTGACTTTTTTAAGCGGGTGAAGAATGAATTGATCGGTCAAATGATGGAGGGAAAAGAAAACTACATGGAAGCTGCTGAAACAGTTGCAAAACTATTTAGTAAATCAAATGTAGACGAAGTTGAGAAAAAGGTAGAGGAGTTTAAAAAAACTACCGAAGCTAAGCAAAACATAAATGCAGGGACGGGATCTGCAAACAATCGTACTTATTCAGACGATAATGAACTGTCAAAGAGAACCCAAATGGGAGATCTGGAAGCATTCAGAGAAAGACTGAAAAGGGCGGGATTATAAAATAATTTAAAGACTATGGCAATGGGAATGCAGACATATCAAATGTCAGATCGAAGAGAGGATCTTCTTTCTATCCTCAAAGATATCAGTCCAAACACTGATAACTATTTAACAACTAACTTGGGAACTGGTCCTAAAGCTACTAACACCTACCATGAGTGGGGTGTTTACAATACCGCTAGACCAACCTCAGTAACCGCTTACGCAGAAGGTGCAGACGCATCAGCTGTCGACTTGGCAACCCCTACTCGAAGTGCTAACTTCGTAGTTGGACTAAACAAAGTCGTAAAAGTAACTGGTGTTGCTCGCTTGGTAGACACAATCACTGGAGAAGATGATTTGGCTTTCCAAAAGAGAGAAGCACTTAAGAGACTAAAAGCTGACATGGAGTTCATCACCATCAATGGTGTTGCTGCTTCTGGAGCTTCTGGAGTTGCCCGTGGAATGATCGGTCTTAACGGACTTATCTCTACAAACATTTCAGCTAGATCTTCTGGTACTTCCTTCTCGGAAACCGAATTGAATGACATTATGCAGGAATCCTGGAACGCTGTTTCTAGTGAATACGTTGCTGATGTACTTCTAGTTCCTATGGTTATCAAACGCAGAATTGCTGGCTTCACAACCAACTTAACTCGCTATATTTCCGCAGAGAGTAAAAAACTCCAAGGTGATATTCAAGTTTATGGTTCACAAGTAGGTAAAGACGTTGCTATCATCCCTCACAAAGATGTCAACGCTGCCGCTGGTACCTTGACTGTTTACGCTATCCGTGAAGAGTTATTCAAACACTCATTCTTGAGAGAACCTATGTTCCAAGAATTAGCTTCTAGTGGTGATTACACCCTAGGTCAATACCTCGTCGACTTCACACTCGAAAGCTATGCCGAAAGGGCGAGCGTAAAACGCACAGGCTATAGTACAACTCTATAAGTTATACTTAGTTTGATAATTAGACCAGAGAAATCTGGTCTTTTTATTGGTTTTATGGTATACTGTACTTATGAAACAAATAGTAAAGAAATACACAGTTAAGTGTACTGAGGACAAGTGCGACAAGTTCTATTATGCTAGGGGATTGTGTAAAAGCCACTATAAAATACTTTTGGGTAGAGAGGGCGGGTATGCCAAAGACTATGCAAAGAGAAAAGATCTCCCCGGATTTAAAAAGATGAAATCTGAAAGCGATCTTAAGTATAGGGATAGGCTAAGGTCTGAAGGTGTTTTGTCAGACATGTACAGAAAAACTTATCTTAAAAGTATTTCTAATCCAGAAAATGTAGAAAAAAGAAGAGAAAGAAACAAAGATTATTTTTTAAAGAATAAAGCTATTGTTTCAGAAAAAAATGCTGCTCACGCAAGAAGACTGAGAGACTACTACAAGGATATAGTTTTTAACCACTACTCTAACAGCGATATTAAGTGCGCAAACTGTGGGATAGATGCTTACTCGGTTCTATGTTTAGACCACATAAACAATGACGGAGCTGAACACAAAAGAAGATTAAACAAGCAGGGAAAGAAGAGTCTTGGTACTGCAGATATATACAGAGATATTATTAGAAATAACTTTCCAGACAACTTTCAGGTTCTCTGTTTTAACTGTAACTTCCACAAAGAATTTATGAGGAGATGTGATGAACAGGATGAAAAACTAAAAAAACTAATGGTGTAAAATATACTGAATGACGGATGACATCCTCAACGATTACGAAGTAGCCCCAGACAACGCAAGACGATACACAGCATATCTTTTTAAAGTGTACGAAAAGATGTTTGGCAAAGAAGAGATTACTGATATAAAAACTGATTCCGCAATTGCATTTATAGAAATTTTAATTAGATGTTGGAGAGATTTATTCCCTTACGAATACGAAGGACGATTGGAACAGCAAAAAACCGACTGGATAGTAGAAAGAACTGTACAAGAAGCCAATAAACAAGACGGAGGGTACTTTGTAGCCTCATTCCCTCCTAGACTGTGGGGAATGTTTAGAGTCTTTATGCCAAATGTTAAATGGACAGATAGAAAGAACTCCGAAATACTAACAAAGAACTTTCCAATAATGAAAGGAACTCGTCACTCTATATGATTATTTCAGCTTGTGTAATAGTAAAAGACGATTCAGAACTAGAATCATTTAAAAAATCGGTTGAGTCATATCTTCCTTTTGTCGATGAGGTAAACGTGGTAGCTAATGGAAAAAATGTAAAAGGAATTAAAAAGTTTTGTAAGGATAAGGGACTAAACTACTTCTTTAAAGCGTGGACTGATGACTTTTCTGACGTAAGGAACTTTTCTTTTTCTAAAGCCCGCAAGGATACAGATTTTATTTACTGGCAAGATGGAGATGATGTTTTAGTTGGAGCTGAACTATTAAGAGATATCGCCCAGACTGCTCTAGACACTCACAAAGACCTTGTATTCTTAACCTATTGGTACGGATGCGAATTTGACGATGAGGGTAAAATGACTCAAGTTACCATGCAACACCCCAGAGAGAGGCTAATCCGACCTAACTCTAATACCTGGCAAGGAAGATTGCACGAAACACCTGTTCCTAATGGATGTGAAGTATCCTACACTCACGTAAACTATTCAGAACAAATGCCTATAGCTGTTATGCATACAGCTAAGGAATCTAACCTTCCTGACAAGATGGATAGAAACATGAGAATACTAGAACTCCAACTAGAAGATGAGAAGGCTAAAGGCGAAGCAGACCCCCGTACCCTTCTATACCTAATGAAGATCTACAATGAATTAGATATTAAGGAACTGTGGAAGAAGTGTTTAGACTTTGGACGTGAGTATATCGGGAAGTCAGGTTGGGACATGGAACGGGGAGTGTGTTGGGATATCATGGCGCAATGTGTTTCTAAACTAGGAGACGAAAAGACCGCTATTGTGTATTGGTTTAACTCTTTAAGGGAATGGCCGTATGATCCGTTTATTTATCTTCGACTTGCTAATGGGTATTTTAAACTTAAACTATTTAGACAATCATTCCACTGGTTAGAGATTGCTTTGAAACAACAACCGGATTTTAAAGGATCGGGAATAGTAAACCTTAAGGGAATGAAAGTCTTAGCAGCCGAGACAATGCTTAATTTATACTGGAACGCTAAAAGAGACGTTAATAAGGCAGTAGAAGCGGCAACAATGCTTTATAAAGAAGTCCCAAGCCCTACTAATAAGCAAAATCTGGCATTTTTGTATGACATGAAGGATTTAAGTGATACTTGCGAAAGAATTGACAAAACCTGTGCGTACTTTGAGTCGATAGATGATTCAGGAGCCATTCTAAGGCTAATAGAGAGCCTCCCAGCCTCAATTTCTCAGCAACCTTTCGCTATTAAGTGGCTTCAGAAGGTGATTAAGCCAAGAAAATGGGAACCAAACGAGATTTGTTACTTTGCTAACTTCGGGGGGAAGCATTTTGAGAAGTGGGGTCCTGAATCTCTAGAAAAAGGAATAGGGGGTAGTGAAACGGCTGTAATTAGATTGTCTCAGGAATGGACAAAGAAAGGCTTTAAGGTGACAATTTATGCTGACCCAGTTATGAAGGCTCGAATCGATGGGGTAACATGGCTCCCATGGTACTATTTCAATAAAAATGATGAATTTCAAACATTCATACAATGGCGGGCTGCTTCTCTGGCGGGAGTCGTCAAGTGCAAAAAGTTCTTTGTAGATTTACATGATTTGTACGCAGGCATAGATTTTCGCCCAGAACAAATAGAAGCTGTTGATAAATTTATGGTGAAGTCTAGATTCCATCGCAAACTAGGCATGAATATTCCATATTCTAAGGTGGCAGTTATTTCTAATGGAATTGACCTATGAAACCATGGAATAAAAACTACACAGAGTGCATAGTTTGTAAAAAAACAGACTCGAAGCATAAGGGTTTGGGTATGTGTCTTAAATGTTACAACTCTGGAGAAAACAGAAAAAAGATAGCCGCAAGATGGAAGGCTTCCAACAAGGGGAGATTTTGGTATCACAAATATGATCAAGAGCTTAAAAGAATAGCCATAGATTACTATTCAAAAGGGAAAAACTGTTGTGCAGTGTGTGGTTTTTCAGACTCAAGAGCTTTAACAATAGATCATATAGACAACAATGGTCATGCGCACAGAAAAACATTTAGTACAACCATTAACGCCTGGCTGAGAACTCATAAATACCCTGAAGGATTCCAAGTTCTTTGTTGTAATTGTAATTGGATAAAAGAAGTTGAAAGAAGAAAATTATCATCAAGTTATTACAACAATGAATAAAAATCACAAGCTGATTTACGCTTCTAGTTACGATAGGGGTTTGGTACATTTACTTGAGATGTGGCCCAAGATTAAAGAGCGATTCTCTGATGCCACTCTCGATATTTATTATGGGTGGAATCTTTTCACAACTGTATATGCAAATAATCCTGAGCGGATGCTCTGGAAGGATAAAATTGATAAGTTAATGTCACAAGGTGGAATAAAAGAACATGGTAGGGTGGGTAAAAAGGAATTAGACGAAGCCACATATGAGTGTGGAATCTGGGCTTATCCTGCTGAATTTAGAGAGATAAATTGTATAACTGCTCTTAACTGCCAGAAACTAGGGTGTGTACCCGTTGTAATCAATCTAGCCGCCTTAGATGAAACCGTGGGATGTGGAGTAAAAGTTTCTGGGGACATCTACGATTCTGAGACTAAGGAGGAATACCTTAAACAACTTATTTCTTTAATGGGTGATGAAAAACGCTGGGAAGAAGAATCTAAAAAGGGAGTTGAGTTTGCTAAACAATATTCGTGGGACAAAATTAGTAATTTGTGGGTGGATGTGTTTAACGAAAAATGAAAACGATTAAGGACAAAGATGGATTTCAATTCCACTACACAGAGATAGATAAGTGTCCTTCGTGCAACGAACCACTACAGCCAATGGCCAAGTTGGGTGATGGATGGAGATACTATTGTTCAAAATGTGTAAGGGTGATTAAATCAGATAGAGAGCTAAAATGAAGCCTAAACTCTTATTCTTATACGAACTAGCAGACAATCTATACGCTCAGGATGGACTACATACTGCTATTGAGATACTAAGAGATGAATTTGATATTACTAAGGCCAATATTAAACAAGGTATTCCAGAATTAAGTGGTTATGATTACGTTTTAGGACATGGTGGATGGTCTGGTAGTGTGGATAACCTAATCAGAGCGAACCTAAATGTTATCCCCAAGTGTGGATTATGTATCGGAGGGAATATAAATCCCCCCGTTTCTCCATTTCTTTATTCAAATCTTTTTTGTGAAACTAATTGGTATTTGCCACAAATTCAAGAACATCCAAACGCAAGAGTGGCCTTTGGTGTGAATACTAATATTTTCTATCCTACAGATAAATCTAACGTGTTTGATTATCTAGGGGTAGGATGTTTTGCTAAATGGAAACGCTGGGAAAGAATGACACACAAAAAAGGCAATCGATTAATAGTCGGAGAGATCCAGAAATACAATCCAATTGAATCTATGGGAATAATCGGATTACTAATTGCTAACGGAGTAGGAGTAATGCCAAACGTTGATCCTTACACACTGGCAAGACTCTACAATGCTTCTAAAAAGGTTTATATCCCAAGTACTGATTATGGAGGTGGTGAAAGAAGTATATGGGAAGCTAGGGCCTGTGGGGTCGAGGTTGAGTATGAACCAGACAACCTTAAACTAAAAGAATTAATTGATAGTCCTGTAAAATCACATATAGATTACGCCAAAGAATTATTAATTGGAATAAACAAATGCTTAAAACAATAGCAATCACTGGTTTGGACGGATTCATCGCACAATATGTAGTAGAAGAAGCTCAGAAACGTGGATATAAAGTAGTAGGTAATAAACGAAGCAATGAGGAAAATCCTATACTTAAAGACGTAACGATTTACAACATAGACATGCGAGACAAAGCTGGGATTTTCTCAATGATTCAACACTGTGATGGGGTGATTCATTTAGCAGGACTTTTGGGTACATCAGAGAACCTTAATCAAGCTGAATTAATGGAAGAAGTCAACGTAGGCGGAGCTTTGAATGTTTTAAACGCTTGTAAGAACTTTTACACCCCTTGTGTGATGATTGGTGTGGGAAATAGCATGATGGAAAATACTTATTCAATTTCCAAGACCACAGCCGAGAGATATGGGCTTATGTACGCTAAATATTTAAATTCTAGGGTCAATATCGTGCGTGCATTAAACGCCTTCGGTCCCAGACAAAAGTTCGGCAAAATAAACAAAATAATCCCTACATTCATCAATAAAGCCATAACAGATCAAGACATAACTGTTTACGGAGGAGAAAAGGACTGTTCTGATATGGATATGGTCTATGCGGGAGACGTAGCTAAAGTTTTACTAGATGTATTAGAAAAGACTGACAGAAATGAATCCAATGCAGAAGTTTACGAAGCCGGAAGTGGAATAGCTTATCCCGTTTACGATATTGCCAAAAAAATAATCGACTTAACTGAATCCAAGAGTTCTATCTTAGAAGTCCCAATGCGAGGCGGAGAAGATAAGAGTGTAATAGTAGCTAAGAATCCTTATCCAATAGAATACAGAGATTTTGATGAGGTGTTAAAAGAAACAGTAGATTATTATGTTCAAAGTTCAAATTAACTACGATTACAACAATACTCCTTTGTCGTGTGGAAACATGCTAGAGAGTGCTTTTAGAAGAAGAAAAGATATTGAAGTCTACAGATGGGGAGAAATAGAAACTAATAAATGTGATTTTGTTTTAAATACAGAAGCTCAATTTGCCAGACCCCACGATGGTCAAATGACTGCCTGGTGGGATATAGAAGCCTGTTCGTATAGAGTAATGGGGGAAATGAGTTCGGATATAGTCCTAGCTCCTTATACCTACGCCTTAGAAGATTATCCAGATCATGCCTATTTCTTTCCTTTTGCCAGCTCACCAGAGTTTAAATATTATCCTTGTGATTATGAGTATGACCTGATGTTTATTGGCCGGGAAGATATAAATAGAAACGAACGTGTAAAGCTTCTAGACTTCCTACAAAGCCAACCAATAAATTTTTATAGAGGTAATGGCTTTCCTAGAGGGGAAGAGGTTTCTAGACAACTAAGCAAGTCTAAGATACTACTTCAAAGATCAGGCGATGCTGGAGGGGTGATGGAAACAAGGTTTTTTGAAATAGGGCCAATTAATGTATTAGCTGTAGACATTCACGAGGGTAATAGAGGGGATTTAGAATGGGCTGGAGTACCAGATTATCATTACATTGAATACAAAAACCAATACGAATTATTAGATAAGTTAAGATTTTATATTAAAAACGATAAGGCAAGAGAATTAATGCTTAAAAGAGCCAGAAAGAACTATGAATTGAATCACACTTACGACGTTCGAGTACGTCAGTTATTAGAAACAATTGGATTCTTAAAAGGAAAAGGATTAGAAAAACTATATGGAAAACGAAAAAAATGGGCTGAATGGGCTGAGGATTAAATGGGACTTTTGTTCGGGTAACCCCAAAGAGGGAGAGTCCCAAGCAGAAGGATATTTACATCACGATGTAAATCCTGAAATAGAAGGATTGGATTTAGTCTGTAACTTACTAGATATTGATAAACATTTAAAATCAAATTCAATTGATGAAGCAAGACTTTCTCACTGTCTAGAACATTTTACAATCCCTGAATCTAAGTTAGTTTTAAAGATTTTATTTAAATTATTAAAAACAGACGGGAAACTAACTATCATAGTTCCTAACTTTCGCTGGCACGCCAAATTACTTTTAGAAGGACACGAGGAACAGGCTAATTATTATTGCTTTGGAGGACAATTAGACGAGTTTGACATTCACAAACAGGGCTGGACAAAGAATCGACTAATTAAAGCCTTACAAGAAGCTGGATTTGCTTTATTAAGCTGTGATGACGAGTCTAGTATTACATGCGTATCAATAAAACCATGATTTCAGTTTTAACACCAACATGTAGAGATAATAGCCTTGATTTAATTGAGAAGTCTTTAAAACGCCAGACATTTCGTGACTTTGAGTGGGTGGTAGTCAAACCAGAGGGAGAAAAGCCTAAAGATTTATACTGGACTTTATATCGGGATCAAAATCGTGGTTTGAAGCAATGCAAAGGCGAACTAATAGTCTCACTACAAGATTTTACCTACTTAGACCCTACAGCTTTGGAGAAGTTTTGGAATCATTATATTCAAGAGCCTAAAACCTTAGTAAGTGCGGTAGGGAATAAATATACAGATGATTCTTTTACTGTAATGACATGGAAAGATCCAAGAGAAACAGATAAATACGGATCATATTATCAATGCAACTTTCAAGACATCGAATGGAACGCTTGCGCTGTGCCTAAAGAAGCTATTTATAAGGTCGGTGGCTGGGATGAATCACTTGACGCATACTCAAGTTTAGCTGGGTTGGATATTCTTTATCGTTTAAATGTAATAGGAGGATATGACTTTAAACTTGATCAAACGATTAAGTCTTACTCCCTAGAACACGGACGCTTGCCAAACTGGGAAGAAAACACACCCTTTAAAGGAGTCTGGCAAGAAAAACAAGCCCAGTATAATGCAAACCCTATTCTTAACTATCTATGACTTTAATACAAAAAATAAAACTATTTTTCGGATATTGTACTTGTGGGGGCAAACTATTTACTTGGAGCTTTGGTAAGCACAAGTGTTTAAGTTGTACTAAGACTTATTATTCTTAGTTGAATACCTTTTAATGGTTCGTATAAATTAGAACCATGAACGATCAAATATTTATCCAACACAGATTTTCAATTGAAAGAGATGGCAAAACTTTACAAGATGCTATTTGTCTTCCTGTATCTGATTATGAAAAACTATCTCCCGAAGAAATAGA